TTTAAGAGATTAAGAATTTCGGGTAATCATCATATATGGTTATCAAGACTATCCCCATATGGGAACTAATAGACTAAAGGGTTGTAATACATGGAAACATGCATTATTATAACCTTTCAACCTACGAGTTGATAAAGGAATGAGCTTCGCCAAAGAAAAGATGGCTCACTATATAACCTAACTTAAATTATGAATATATTATTAAAAATAAAAATATTAAAAAGGTTAATACTATTAATTTTTAACAAAAATGTTCATAAAGCAGTTAAGCAATATATATTACTTTTTGAAGGAATCCGGAAACAATCTGGAATAAAATATGCAATGCGATATTTTAAAATATCAAAATTACATATTACCAGATATATCTCAGGTAATCCTTTGAAAAGTAATCGTGAACTTGTTTCTCTTGATAGGGATTATTTTCCTAAAAGATTAAATTTATTGAAAGAATTAGTTAATACAGGTGAACTTAGAATTGTTTTTACAATCCTAGGTTATACCCGATCAATTATTCCAACAAAGAAAGAAAAACTTGGTATTAAACCAGATTTTCAATCTATAACAAATCCTTATAAAGGAAAGGTATATACAATACCTAAAACTTTTATAAAGAATTTTGTTAATAAATTTAATCTTCAGTCAGATAAACCTGAATATAAGGATGAAGATCATTATGTAAGTATGAAAGGAAGTCCAAATGGACCTTCAACATACTCATCATTATGATCAATAATTTTATTAAGTTATCCACAATTGGATTACATTTGTAAAATTGTTGGAGATTACTTTAGTAAGTCTCTTTCACCTTTATATAATTGATCATGGAATTTAGAAAAACCGATTGATCCTTTGAAAAGATCAACTGGTAAACTTTCTATCGTTGAAGATCCTGAATTAAAGTTAAGAGTAATTGCAATGTTAGATTATACATCACAATTTACCCTTAAACCAATCCATGAGAATATTCTTAATAAACTTAAGAATTTTCCATCGGATAGGACTTTTACTCAAGATCCTAAACATTCATGATCAACTAATCAAGAGAAATTCTTTTCACTTGACTTGTCAAGTGCAACTGATCGCTTTCCAATTGAGTTACAAACTAAATTAATGTTATATATTTATAACAATGATTTAGATTTTGCTCAATCTTGGAAATCTCTATTAATTAATAGAAATTTTCAAGTTGGTGAATCAACAGAATATCTAAGATATTCTGTTGGTCAACCAATGGGGGCGTACAGTTCTTGAGCTGTCTTCACCATTACTCATCATCTTGTAGTCCATTATGCTGCACATTTGTGCGGAATAGAGGATTTTAAAGATTACATATTACTTGGAGATGATATTGTTATTAAAAACAATAGAGTCGCCAATAAATATATAACTTTAATGACAAGATGAGGAGTTGATATATCTCCAACAAAAACACATGTATCTTATGATACATATGAATTTGCTAAGAGATGAATCAAAAATGGTAAAGAAATCTCAGGTGTACCACTTAAAGGGTTATTTCAAAATTGAAATAATCCTTTTATTGTCTATGGAGAAATACTTAATTATTTAAGTAGAAATCCATATTACAATGGTACAGTACTTGATCTTGTAGCCAAATTATATGATAAATTACCTTATAAATTACTTAAAAGAGTGAGAAATCACTCTTGAAAGAAAATTTATAATTTATTATATGATTTTCATTTTAGTATGAGATTCTCATATGAAAATTTAACTTATGATGAGTTTAGAAACTACATCATGATTAAAAATCCATATGAAAGTTTCACACTTCCATCGTACAACCAATTTCCTTCATATATGAAGGGGGTTATGTCCGATGGACTTGAAAATGAAGCTGCAAAAGTTTCCTCTGATATACTAAATCAATATTCAATCTTTGAAAGAAAATTTCAAGAAGAATATATTGATTTAAATGTATTATCAGATTGACCTCTTATCAAAGGATATTATAATCATTTAAATAACCTTAAAAAGTTAATTAAAGATTATAATGATGAATCAATTTCTTTAATTGATTCAGCCCTTGGTATGAGATTAAATAATTTTGATAAGATTGTATCAATGCATAGGAATAAATCCGATGCTATGATCCATCTTGGAAAATTATGGAAAAAGTCAATTGCATTAGTCCTTTATGAACCTTCTGAATTAGATTTAATGCTACCCAAATATTATGATATTTCTCATAATAAATGGGAATATGCAATAGATACTAATTTAGATTTTACCATTAATAAATTTAAGATTATTATTGATAAAAAGTTAACAACTAATGAACCTCCAAAGACAAACTCTTGAGAGAGTTTATCTTGGGACATGTTCAAATAGTATTAACCTGGTCATTATTGACCCGAAATTCTTAGCTTATTTAACATAT